CAATTACGAAACCAGAACACGACCCGGTCAATCACCCCGCGCATTACAAGACAGGCGGTATTGAGACGATTGACTTCATCGAGGCAAAGGGGCTCAACTACAACCTCGGCAACGTAGTCAAATACATCACCCGCGCCGACCTCAAGGGCAACCGCAAGCAGGACTTGGAGAAGGCGATGTGGTACTTGAGCCGCGAAATCAACACACGTTCTGGAGCGACAAGCCAGTGAACTTCATCACGCTCGACTTTGAGACTTACTACGACAAGGATTTTTCCTTGTCGAAGATGACGACTGAGGAATACGTTCGCGACGACCGCTTTGAAGTGATCGGTGTCGCAGTCAAGGTTGACGACGAAGAACCTGTGTGGTGCTCTGGCAGCCACCAGCAGATCAAGTCTTTCTTGGCTACGTTTCCTTGGGAGTCATCGGCGGTGCTCGCTCACAACATGATGTTCGATGGTGCCATCCTTGGATGGCGCTTCGGCATTCACCCGATGGCGCTGCTTGATACGCTGGCAATGCTACGTGCAGTCGACGGCACTGAGGCTGGCAACAGCCTTGCTAAGGCAGCCGAGCGTTACGGCTTGGGGGCCAAGGGTACGGAGGTTGTGCTGGCGTTGGGCAAACGCAGGGCCGACTTCGACCCGCAGAGCCTGCGGCGGTACGCAGAGTACTGCATCAACGATGTCCAGCTGACCTACGACCTGTTCAAGATTCTGGCCAGTTCCTTCAAGAAGCAGGAATTAAAGCTGATTGACTTGACACTTCGGATGTTTACGCGGCCGACACTACAACTCGATCTCCCCCTGCTTGAGCAGCATCTGATTGAGGTGGTGGAGCGCAAAGAGGCGCTCATTGCCGACGCCAATGCTGACCGGGATGTGCTGCTGTCGAACGAGAAGTTTGCAAGGCGGCTGATGGAGTTCGGCGTTGACCCGCCTATGAAGATCAGTCCGACCACAAACAAGCTGACGCTGGCGCTGGCAAAGAGCGACCCGGCGTTCAAGGCGTTGGCAGACCACGATGATGTGCGGGTACAGGCGCTTGTCGCTGCAAGACTTGGGACAAAAAGCACCCTAGAAGAGACACGCACTGAGCGATTTGTGGCGATAGCGAAGCGTGGTAGCCTTCCGGTTCCCCTCAGATATTACGCCGCGCACACCGGCAGATGGGGCGGCGACGACAAGCTCAACCTACAGAACCTGCCGCGCAAGTCCAAACTCAAGTCTGCCATCACCGCGCCTGAGGGCTACGTGCTGATTGACGCCGACTCCAGTCAGATTGAAGCGCGGATTCTCGCGTGGCTATCCGGGCAGAACGATTTGGTGCATGCGTTTGAAACCGGCGAAGACGTATACAAGATCATGGCGGGTAGGATTTACGGCAGGCCAGCCAGTGGGGTCGACGACGCTGAGCGGTTTGTGGGCAAGACCACCATCCTCGGCGCAGGGTACGGCATGGGGGCTGTGAAGTTTCAGGCCCAGTTGAAAAACTTCGGTGTCACGCTCAGCGAAGCCGAGTGCCGCCGCATCCTGACAACGTATCGGGAGGGGTTCCCTCACATTCCGAGGCTCTGGGAAGCTGCGCACCGATGTCTGGATGCTCTAGCAGATGTAAGACTCAAAACGGTATCGTTTGGCGTACAGTCGCAAGCCGTCAGCGTACTTCCGGGGGTTGGGTTTGACCTGCCAAGCGGTCTGCCGCTGAAGTACATGGACCTCAGGGCTACGGAAGTTGACGCCGGGGGGCGGGCCCAGTATATTTACTCTACACGTCGAGGCCCAGTGCGAATCTACGGGGGCAAGGTGGTTGAGAACATCTGCCAAGCTCTTGCAAGATGTGTCATCGGAGAGCAAATGCTGCGTATCGCCAAGCGGTACAAGGTTGTGCTAACCGTCCATGATGCAGTCGCTTGCGTCGCACCTGAGAATGAGTGGCGCGAAGCCGCTTTGTACGTGCAAGAATGTATGCGGTGGCGTCCGCTATGGGCCCAAACTTTGCCTTTAAATTGTGAAGTCAAGTACGGAAGCAGCTACGGCGGCGCTAAAAAATTCGAAGGATGAACATGGAGATTCTTGATTACGCAAAGCCTTTGATCGTCGCCGAGCGGGCGCTCAAGGACATGTACAACAGCGCACTGGAGCGCAAGTACGACGAGGCTCACGAAGAAGGCATGCAAGCAATCGTTGAGATTCGGATTGCGTTGGCTGCGCTTAAAAACGAGAAAGACAAGCAGTGAGCCAAACATGGTCGTATTCCAGCATGTCACTGTTTCAGCAGTGCCCGCGTAAGTATCATCGCCTGCGCGTTGTCAAAGACATTGTTGAGCCGCCCCAAGAGCACTTGATCTATGGGTCTTCGGTTCACAAAGCCGCCGAAGAGTACCTGCGAGATGGCACCCCGGTGCCAGAGAAGTACGCCTACATCCGACCCAAGATTGAGCCGTTCAAATACATCCCCGGTACGCTGCACTGCGAGTACGAGATGGGCGTGACCCGCAACTTAGAGCCGTGCGGGTTTCGTGACAAGGATGTCTGGTTTCGTGGCATCGCCGATCTGCTGATCATCAATGGTGACAAAGCTCGCATTGCCGACTGGAAGACAAGCAAGAACAGCAAGTACGCTGACCGCAAGCAACTTGAACTGCTCTCGCTATTGGTGTTCAAACATTTCCCTGACGTTAAGACTGTATCCGCAGGGCTTGTGTTTTTGGTAGCCGATGATTTGGTAACCGCCAAGTACGAGCGTGACGCACAGGAGGAAAGCTGGCAGCGGTGGCTTGGTGAAGCTCGGTTGCTGGACGAAGCATTCAAGAACGATGTTTGGAACCCGCGCCCCAACTTTACGTGCCGAGGTTGGTGTCCGGTGAGTGACTGTGAGCACAACCAGAAAAGGAAATGAATATGTGGAACGTGATGTGCAACGTATCAAAGGTTGAAATTGACATCGACAACAAGTTTGGGTGGCTCTACACGCCAGAGATGAACTACCCTGACATGAGTAGCACCATCAGATGCTTCAAACGAGTCGACCCTAGGATTGAGGGGATTGTTGTGATTGTTGGCGGCGTACCTGACATTGCGTACAGATACGACTCTGACGACCATCAGTGGCACGCACACAGTATGAAAGGAGCCGAGCATGCCCTACGTTAACAAACCCCGGCCGTATGACAAAGAGTACGCACAGTACGACGGCACCGAGAAGGTGAAGAAGAAACGAGCGCAACGCAACAAAGCGCGGCGCATCATGGAGCAAGCTGGCTTGGTGCATAAAGGCGATGGCAAGGACGTCGATCACAAAACTCCGCTGAGCAAGGGCGGCAAGACGACCCGTAGCAATCTCAAGGTCAAAACCGCCAGCGACAACCGCTCTTTCAAACGCAACTCGGACCACACAGTAAAAAGAAACACCTGATGGAAATCGTCGACAACAAGCTGCTGGTGGTCCGTACCCGAAACCCCGGGCGCATTACGGCCGCAATCAAGAAGAGCAAAGAGGTAGAGCAGCAAGGGGACGTCACAGCAGTTGCTGTGCATTGGGGGCTGCAAGAAGCACAAGCCCTGCGCACACTTGGCATCAAAAAAGTCCCATCTCCAATCGAGCGTAACTACGCATGGCCCGGTATCTACCGGCCAATGGCGCACCAGAAAGATACGGCCGGGTTTCTTACTCTGCACCGGAGAGCGTTTTGCTTCAATGAGCAAGGTACGGGCAAGACGGGCGCAGCAATCTGGGCCGCCGACTACCTGCTGAGTATTGGCGCGGTCAAGCGCGTTTTGATCGTGTGCCCACTGTCCATCATGCAGTCTGCGTGGCAAGCCGACCTGTTCAAGTTTGCAGTGCATCGTACGGTCGATGTTGCATACGGCGCTAGGGGCAAACGTAGAGACATCATCAATGGCCCGGCCGAGTTCATCATCATTAACTACGACGGCGTGGACATCGTAGCCGACGAGATTGCAAACGGCGGCTTTGATCTGATCATCATTGACGAAGCCAATGCGTACAAGAACGCTACGACCAAGCGGTTCAAGACCATGCGCAAGCTGGTGCAGCCTACGACTTGGATGTGGATGATGACAGGCACCCCTGCCGCACAGTCACCTCTTGATGCGTATGGACTGGCAAAGCTTTGCGTTCCCGAGACTGCACCGTCACTGTATGGTACGTATCGTGACTCTGTCATGTATCAAATCACACGGTTCAAGTGGATTCCCAAACCCGGGGCCGAGCAGACTGTTCACAGGATTTTGCAGCCAGCGATCCGGTACGAGAAAAAAGACTGCTTGGACTTGCCTGACGTGACGTACACATCGCGCTTTGTGCCGCTGACAGCGCAGCAACTCAAGTACTACAGGCTGCTCAAGAAGGACATGCTGATCGAGGCGGCTGGGGAAGAGATATCAGCGGTCAATGCCGCTGCGAACGTGAACAAGCTTTTACAAATTTCCGGC